CCAGCGTCATCCCCACCGCATTCTTCGCCATGGCAATGGGAGAATACCCCACCAGCCCGTCAAACCCAAGCCCAGGGATATGCAGCACATCCTCCGGTGCAAGATACACCCTGCCGTACTCCCCAAAGTTCGGGTTCTCGTCACTGTACCGGTTATAGACATAATAAAGCTCCCCCTTATCATCCCGGTCAACCTCCACCTTGTCCGGCAGCAGCGGGTACAGCCCCAGCACCCGGCCCCCGCCGTCCCGTATGATCTGCGCATAGGCATTCCCCCAGATCAAAAGATGGCTCATAAGCGTCTCCCGGAACACAAAAGAAGTCATCTCCGGGTTCGGCTCGTCATGCAGGAGATAATACAAAGGATGGTCATACACCCGCTCCTTCCCCCTCCCCGCATACCGGTACAAATGCACCGGCAGGGAAGCAATCGCCTCCGACAGAATCCGCACACAGGAATAGACTGCCGTGGTCTGCATCGCCGTTCGCTCATTCACGTTCTTCCCGCTGGTACTCCGCCCGAAGAAAAAAGAATAAGCCGTACTGTTATAGCTGTCCTTCGGCTTATCCCTCGCACCCCGGATACCTAAAATAGATGCCAGTTTCATGCACACCTCCTAAAAATCAGCAAAAAAGAAGCGCCTCCGAAGAGACGCCCCCTATATGTCCAAATCAACACATTGCTATTTCTTTTTTACCGGAAAACAGACTTCCGTGACCAGTTCCTCCGGGTCAGATGTGTCACTGGGGCTTACATGGTAGATACAGAATGACTTCCCGTTAAAATCATACCCATTCTCAACCACCCAGTTTGCAACAGCCGCATTCACCCTCGAAATCTGGTCATAACCGCCCTTATATGTGGCAGACGCAATCTGAATAGGCGGCACGGTCTTAAATTTCACATGCTCCGTATCCTGATATGTTCCCACAACCGTACTCTGAATCTCCACATCCGAGTCATGCTCCTTATGCCCTTCATCGTGGAAAATCGCCATCCCATAACACGGCGCTGCCTGCTGCACATTCTGTCCTTCCAGTTCCCGGCACATGATCTCCCATAACAGCCCTTCCTGGTCATAAGCAGGGATCACCTGCCGCACACTTGCAACGTACCGTTCCGGTAATGTTTTTAATGTCACATTATAATCCATAAGGTTACCATCCTTTCTCATCCATTTCAATGTACTGTCAAGAAACTGCAGCTTCTGCCGTATCTCCCTGGCTTCCCCTTCCAGTTCCTTCCGTTTCAAAATCAGGAACCGCTCCATTTCCTGTACATCCTCATATTTGCCCAGTATTTCTTTTATCATGGAAAGCCCGAAGCCCAGGCTTTTTAATGCCTGTATCTTTCCGGCCAGAGGAAGCTGGGATTCGCTGTAATAGCGGTATCCTGTAAAATCGTCCACGCATTCCGGGTGAAGGATTCCTATTTCATCATAATGCCGGAGCATACGGATACTAATCCTTGACAGTTTTGAAAAATCTCCTATCCTTAACATTCGTTCCACCTCACATATATGTGTCTTCCTGAGCTCAATCATACTTTAGAGTATACCATAGTGTGAGAGTCAACCCCATAATCAAAAGATTTTTTAATTTTTCAGTCCCATCAGGCTAAAAGCTCAAAATTCCCCTCTCGTCATACACACTCCCCGTACTTCCGCCATGCCTAATCGCCCGGTCAAGCGCCATGATTGCCGCCACCGCACCGTCAATCTTCTCCGTGGACTTCTCCTTATCCGGCTTGATGTTCCCTGCCGGGTCCGTCCGGATAAAGATATTATCCATCATCCACCTAAGGACCGGATGCCCTCCGTGTGCGATATTCTTCTCCAGCACCAGCTCCATCAGCCTCTTGGACGGTGGCGACATATCCTTGAAGCCCTGACCGAACGGAACCACCGTAAAACCAAGCCCCTCTAGGTTCTGTACCATCTGCACCGCTCCCCACCGGTCAAAAGCGATCTCCTTTATGTGAAACCTCTTCCCCAGATCCTCTATAAAACTCTCAATAAACCCATAATGGATCACATCCCCTTCCGTAGTCTCCAAAAACCCCTGCTTCTCCCACACGTCATAAGGCACATGGTCACGCCTCACCCTGCGCACCATGTTTTCCTCCGGTATCCAGAAATACGGCAGGAACACATACTTCTCCGCATCGTCCCTGGGCGGAAACACCAGCACAAAAGCCGTGATATCAATAGAGCTTGACAAATCCAGCCCTCCGTAACACTCCCGCCCCAGAAGCTCCCCCTCGTCCACCGGGAAAGCACAGGCATCCCACTTCTCCATCTGCATCCAACGTGTAGACTGCTTCACCCACTGGTTCAGCCGAAGCTGCCGGAAGATATTTTCCTCCGCCGGATTATCCCTGGCGCTCAAACACGCATTCCGCACCTTCCCAATATCAATGGTATGCCCCAAAGACGGGTTCGCCTGATACCACACTTCCTCCGAAGTCCAGTCCGCATCATCCGGAGCCCCGTAGATCACCGGATAAAATGTCGGGTCCGCCTTCCTCCCGCACAGAATATCCTCCGCCTTCTGATGCTGCTCAAAACACACCGAATGCCGGTCCGTCCCCGCCGTAGTAATCAGGAAGAACAAAGGCTGTGTCCTGGCATCCCCGTAGCCCTTCGTCATAACGTCGAACAGCTCCCGGTTCGACTGGCTGTGCAGCTCGTCAAAGATGACCGCATGGACATTCAGCCCGTGCTTCGTATACGCCTCCGCAGAAAGCACCTGGTAAAAACTGTTCGTCGGCTTATACACCAGCCGCTTCACCGACATCACCGGCTTGATCCTCTTCTTTAACGCCGGGCACTGCTCCACCATGTCCACCGCCACGTCAAACACAATGGAAGCCTGCTGCCGGTCAGAAGCACAGCCGTAAACCTCCGCACCCCACTCATTGTCCCCGCAGGTCATGTAAAGCGCCACCCCTGCCGCCAGCTCCGACTTCCCGTTCTTCTTTGGGATCTCCACATAGGCCGTATTATACTGCCGGAACCCGTCCTCCTTCACCGTCCCGAACACGTCCCTGATGATCGTCTCCTGCCACGGCAGCAGGTCAAACGCCTGCCCCCGCCATCTCCCCTTCGTATGTTTCAGGCAGCGGATAAACTCCACCGCCCTCTGCGCCTTCGCCTCGTCAAACACTATCCGCCGCCTCCCTTGAACAACAGGAGCTCCATGGCGTCGCTCTCCTTATCCTCCCCGGCATCCGCCACGATCCGGCTCCGGGAAGAAGGCGTAAGCCCGAACTGCTCACAGAACCGGTTCATGATCTTAAGGTAGGTCTGCGCAATGGACACCTGCGGGACCTGCTGGCAGTACCCCGAAGGCGTCTCCATGATCGCCCCATGTTCGGAAATATATTCCTCCGCTTCCTTCCACCTGGCATACGCCTGGCAGTATCCCGCAAAAGCCGCCATGTCAATCTCCGTCAGAATCCCAAGCCGCTCCATCTGCTTCGCCATCCGCTTCCATTCCTTCTTCGCCTCCGCTTCCAGCCACGCCGGGCATCTAGGAGCCTTCTTCTCCGGCTTCGGCTCCCCGGCATTCAGCCCCCGCTTCCCAGGGTTCCCCTCCAGCACCTTCACCGCCGTAGGCTTCGGCTTCCGCCCTCTCTGCGCCACCGCACTCACCTCCCTCCGTACCGGCTCACACACTTTCTAATTCAGAAAATCAAAATCCTCATCAGGCCCCGCCCCGGAATCCCTGGACAGGCCGCCTGCCATATCCCCAAAATCCTCCCGTGCCGTGTCCTTCACAGTATTATCAATGTTTTCCCGTATCTCTTCTTCCGCAGCATCAGCAAATTCTTCCCATGCTGTCCTCTGCACAGAATCACTAAAGTCCTCCCATGCCGTCCCCGGCACAAAGCCATCCGCGCCTTTCCATTCATCCTCCCGCACGGAATCCCCGAACTCTTCCCGCACAGCCTCCATCTGCGCCAGAAGCTCCCGGCTCTCCGGCAGTGCCATGGCAACCGCATAAGCCACCGTCGCCGTGACCGCATTCCCGGCCTGCTTATAGAGCTGTGTCTCCGAATTGACAGCCGCCGCCCGCTCATACAGCTCATCCGAGAACCCCTGCAGACGGAAACACTCACGGGGAGTCAGCCTCCGGATCTTCCCGCACTTCGTCACCGTCCCCATCATGCACCCCGTATCCAGCGTCTGCGAACAGCCCTTTCCAACCCGGCCCCGCCGGGATTCACTCTTCGGATACGACAGGCACACGCCGTCCCCCGGATAAGCCAGGTCATACCCCTGCTTCGTGCCGTTCCTCACCGGCAGCGCCGTCTCCGCATCCCCGGACTCTTCTTCCGGCAGGTACACCCCATGCTGGTCCTGCGCCGTCAGCGTGAACATCGGCTCCCCGGCTTCTTTCCTCCGCCTCCCGTTCTGCCGCTTCTCCATCCTGTCCGGCGTCAGCACCGCCCTGGCTTCCTGCACCGCAGAATCAGTCTCCAATACCCCGGAATTTCCATAATTCGTCAGCCCGCCATTATACTGTGCAATCAGGCACCTGGCAACCTCTGTGACCTTTGGATGGTTCAGCGTCTGGTCCACAAATATCCGTCCGCCTGACTCTGCATCTCCCACGCAGTACAGCCCGGTCTTCGCGCCCATGCCACCGCCGTTCGCCCCGATACTCACCGAAACCCCGGACGGGTCATACACCCGGTATCCCTGCATCCCGCCTATAACCTCTTTAAGAGCTCCGCCGTCTTCTCCGGAGACAGGTAATATTTCCCGTCCGCCTCTGCTTCTAAGAACTGCGATAAGGAATACCCTCTCCCGGTTCTGCGGGACTCCGAAGTCTTTAGAATTAAGCACCTGCCACCGCACGTCATACCCTGCCTCGTCCATTTCAGAGAGAACGGCGGCAAAATCGAATCCTGCATTGACTGATAACAGGTTCTTAACGTTCTCAACAAGTAGGTATGTGGGCTTATCACTTTCCTCTTTGCCTTTGATGAGGTCAATAATGCTGTAATAGATTCCACTTCTTTTTCCTCTAAGCCCTCTCTGCTTTCCTGCGATGGAAATATCTTGACAAGGGAATCCGTAGCACCAGATATCGGCGTATGGGATATCCCCCGGTCTAAGTTCTGTAACATCATATGCCTTCCACTCCCCTTTCGTATCATGCATGGCCTCATAAGAAGCCCTTGCAAATTTATCATACTCACAATACCCGATACACTTATGCCCGGCCCATTCCAGCCCCAGCCGGAACCCGCCGATGCCTGCACAGATATCCAGAAATGTAAGCCTCCCCATATCAGCTTCCCTCCCCTCTGTCACCTGCTTCCACAGCACTCAATTCCTCAAACTTCAGATCATAAAAATAAGCGGCCTCCGGGAACCGCCGCTCAAACTCATCCAGATATCTAAAACAGGCGCTCTGCCTGCCGTTCATCTCTGCATACTCCCGCAGGCTCTTTTTCTTAAAGACCCCCGGCTGGTTCGCCCACCTTGCGATAGTGACATACATGCCCCGGAATGGACTTTCTCCATATCGGGCAAACCGCATCACATAAGGCAGGCATCTATACTTCATCAAAATCTCCACCCGTTTCAGAAGTCCAAAGATATCTTCCACCCAGAAACCCTCATCCCACACGTCCTCCCGGTCAAACCCGCAGAAGCAGTAGAACCGCAGGCATACATCGGTATATTCCCTTATAAGGATGAGCTTCTTTTCGATCAATCCTGCGTCCTTCACATCATCGAACGCAAACGTATACACTCCATCATAACGGGCGGAAAACAGCTCCCGGCACTTTTCATCATCCAGAAGCCGCTCGTCCAGCCCCTGCCGAAACTGGAAAGGCTTCCCCGTCCGCTTTAATGCGTCCAGCATCTCCTTCCACCGGGGATGCCCAAGAAAATTGTCATCCAGCAGGCATATTTTCTTCCGCTCCGGATCCATGAACTCTTCCAGAGGGCTGTGCATACATACCCTGTCATAATTCCGGTTCACGCAGAACTTGCATTTCCGGAAGCATCCCCTTGTGAGGAACCCGATAGAGTAATCCAGATAAAACTGAAAATCACCTTTCTTCGCCCCGGCATCCAGCTTCCCCTGTACCCACTCGTCATACAGATGGTAGTCCGGCATATGGTGCTCCGCTTCTTCCGGCAGGGACGGTGCCCTGTCACAAAAGAACCCCGTGCCTCCGTAAATGACATTTTCCAGTTCAAGGATGCCCTCCGGTACATCCGTATCCGTGAAAACTTTTGACAGATATACCCGGTCAAACCGATCCAGCCTCTCATAGTCTGTTTTCAGCGCCACGTCATCCCCGCGCCCCTTGTGATATCCCGACAGCTTCATGCAGGCAAGGTTCGGGAACCTGTGTTTCTTCCTGCCGATCAAATCCGCATCAATCACCGCAATCCGTTCCATTCTGCACCTTTCCTTCTGTCTCTTCCCGGACATTTTCCCTGGCCGGAAAACACAGACTGTCCATGCTCCCCAGCCTCTCCCTCAATTCCCGGAAGAACTCCTTCCCCCGGATACGCTTTCCCTCCCGTATCCGTTCTTCCTCAAACCGGAACCTGACCTCCAGCTCCTGCACGGAAAAATCCTTCCGGAAATTACGCCAGGTTTTGGCTTCCCATTCCAGAAGCCGGCTCCACAGCTCCGGAAACTCCCGGCGCAGCGTCCGCAGTTCCTCCAGCCCCTGCAGGGGGCAGCACCAGCAGGACACCCGGTCAAACTGCCTGTACAGACCGCCCCAGTCATACCCCCGCTCATAACAGTAATCCAGGCAGTCCTTCTCCGTCATCCCCCATTCCACCAGAGGATACCGGTACTCCTTCACCCTCTGCGGCTCATCTGCCGCTATGCCGATATACTGCACGATCTCATATCTCTTCCTAAGTCCTGACAGATACCTGTTGATCACCGCCGTCTTCAACACGGAAGTACACCAGCGGTTCCTAGGCCCCGCCCAGCTCATGCCCGGCTTGCCCGCATAAGGGGAATCCGGGTCCTTCCGCTCCGGCGTATAATGGAGCAGGTAATACTCAAAGCCCTTTTCCTCTTTCAGACGCACCACCGGGACCGGCAGGGCCTTTTCCAGCCTTTCCACATGCTCATACATCTGGGGAAATTCCAGCCCCGTGTCACAGAACATCACAAAATCCAGAGGCCAGCCTTCCTCCACCAGCCGCAGGACCATGGCCGTGGAATCCTTCCCGCCGGACAGCGAAGCCGCATACAGCTTTTCCTTTCCGCCGTCCTCATGCACCCGGCATGGCGGCACCATTCTCCGCCATCTCTCTCTGCAGGTTCAGCTTCGCCGCTTCCCCATAGCCTTCCATCCCGTTCGCCTTACAGTAATTCCTCACAATGTCACGGGACAGCCCCACGGCAGAGGCAGCAGCCTTATAGCCCTTCCCCTGCATCCGCAGCTCTTTAATCTGCGCCGCCTGTTCCTTCGTCATACCTTCACCCCCAAAACAAAAAGAGCCGGAAAACCACCTTTTTCCGATAGTTTTTCAGCCCCAAAATGCAGGATTTACAGAGATTTCAGGTACGGAATAATCCGCCGGAATCCTTGTAAATCCTGCATTTATGTATGCCTGGATCATGTGCCGCCTATCCCCCCTGCCAATTTCTGCGAAAATTCACGTTTGAGGGGGCGGCGGTGTCCAGGGATATGGCTTCTGGAGATTTCCACCGCCCCTCCCCTACGGCTATATGCAGAACCCACAGCTCACAGGAAAAATCTTTGTGGAGATCACCGGCCGGATTTCGCTGGAGATCCGCACGTTTCCCCGGTAAAATAGTAGTCAGCACCACACCAAACCTAAAGGAGGCACACGTCTATGAAATCAAAGCTGATCAAAGTAATCACATCCTCACGCCTTACCTATCCCAAAAACCCTTTTGATGACACCAAATACATCCGGACACCCAAGATCCAGATAGAGGGAAACTGGCTGGAATCCCTCGGCTTCCACATCGGGGACCGCCTGCAGGTGGACTATGAAGAAGGCTCCATACATATCCACCCCGCGCCGCCGGAATCAGAATGTCCCGCCGAACCCGCATGATAAGAACAGCCTGTACCGCAAAAGCCCTGGAAGCTCCCAGGGCTTTTCTGCCGTCAGTACCTGTATTCCTGATACCTGTCCTCGGTCATGGTCTTGCTGTCATGGCAGCTCTTACAGAGCGCCTGCCAGTTTCCCTCATCCCAGAACAGTTTCCCATCCCCTCTGTGCGGCACGATATGGTCAACCACTTCCGCTCTCACGTACCGTCCCTGCTCCCTGCACTTCTCACACAGCGGATGCCGTTTCAGAAAAAGTTTCCTTGCCTTCCGCCACCTGCTGCCATATCCGCGCCCGGAAGCGTCCGCACGGTCCGCCCTGTGCAGTCTGGCATGTTCCTCACAGAAATCACCGTCCGTCAGCTCCGGGCATCCCGGATGCTTACACGGCTTCTTCGGCCTTCTCGGCATGATCACCACCGCCTCACTCCGCCGTAATACTTATCCGCTATGGCGTCCTGCTGATGCTCCGGCAGGCTCCTAAGCCTCTCCTTTGCTTTCTCCAGGGACCGCTCCTGTTCCTCCTTCGTCTTATGAAAACCGCAGGGCTTCCCCTGGCACTGCCTTCCGATCACGCCGCAGTGCCCATTCCCGCACAACGCAAAACAATCCATCATGATCTCCCTTCCATCCTCTCAATCTCAAAAAGGGCGGCGGTGAAAGGATGAAGCCCGCCGCCCCACAAAGACAAAAGAAAAAGCCCCATGGACATATCCACAGAGCTCCTTACAGTTCTTCGCATTCTAAGAATACCACAGCTTCCAATAAACTTTCAATAAACCCTTACTGTACCTTTACTAAACCATTACCCAACCATTACTAAACCAGGCCCCGCCGGTCAGTCCAGAAGATACCGCCCTGCCGTCTTCTCCCGTATCCGGTACAGCTCTTTCATCTCCGCCAGCGCTTTCTTCCGGTACTTCGCTATCATCGTTTCGCTCACATTATACTTTTCCGCCATCTCCCGCCACGTCATATCCTCCATCACCATATCCCGCACCACCTCCGGCAGCCTCCCGCTCAACTGCCCCACGGCATACTCAAAAAATTCCAGTTCTTCCTTCACCGCCTGATACCTCCCAAGCAGGTAATCAAACCAGTCATCATCCAGACGCTCCTTCACCTGCCAGTACTTCACCGCCGCATTCCCGGTCTTATCGGAAGCCCCGCCGCCCTGCACCCGCTCCCCCTGGGGCTGTGACAGGCACATGCTCTCTATCACATCCTCATACGGCACGCCCCGGAACCGGGAAAGCTCAAACTCCAGAAGCCCCATGTCCTTCTTCCAGCTCCGGTATTCCTTAAACAGCTTCTCTGTCTCCATCCTTTCCGCCTCCAATCCTCGCCCTCACCGCTTCCACAAGCGCCGCCTGTCCGCAGTCCTTCTTCTCCAGGGCCGCCATCACCCGCTCGTCCAGCGTCCCCTTTGCAATCAAATGGTGGACCACCACTGTATCCTCCTGCCCCTGCCTCCACAGCCTTGCGTTCATCTGCTGGTACAGTTCCAAAGACCAGGTAAGCCCAAACCATACAAGCGTGGAGCCTCCCGCCTGCAGGTTCAGCCCGTGCCCTGCGGACGCCGGATGGATCACCGCCACCGGAATCTCCCCGGCATTCCACTTCCGCATATCCTCCGCCGTATCCAGTTCCACGGCCCCGACCCTCTCCCGTATCCGCTCCAAATCATGCCTGTACCAGTAAGCCACCAGCACCGGCTTCCCGTTCGCCGCCTCTATCAAATCCTCCAGTGCTTCCAGCTTCCGGTCATGGATACGCCTCACCCTGCCGTTCTCGTCATAGACCGCCCCGTTCGCCATCTGTAACAGCTTATTGGAGAGTCCGGCGGCATTCACCGCGTCAATATCCCCCTCCGCAAAAGGCAGCAGCATATCTTTCTCCAGCTTCCCATACAGCTCCATCTCCCTCCCGCTCATGGCAATCTCCACCCGGTTATACACACACTCCGGCATATCCAGATAGTCACAAGCCCTCATGCTGATACAGATATCAGAGATCAATCCATAGATTGCTTCCTCCGCCCCGTCCCTGGGCTTATAGGAGAACACCATCTGCCTGCTCCGCTTATCCGGCAGGAAGAACCGCTCCCGGTATCCGCCGATGAACCGCCCAAGCCTCTGCCCCATGTCCAGCAGCCCAATCTCCGCCCATAAATCGATCAGCCCGTTCGGCGCCGGCGTCCCGGTCAGCCCCACTATCCGCCTCACCTTCGGCCGCACCCTCTTTAGTGCCTTAAACCGCTTCGCCCTATGGGACTTGAAAGAAGACAGTTCATCAATCACCACCATATCAAAATCCCACCTGCAGGAATCCACCAGCCACTCCACATTTTCCCGATTGATAACATACACCTGCGCCTCCCGCTCCAGTGCCGCCAGCCGCTGCTTCTCCGACCCCAGCACCTTTGACAGCCCGATCCCTGACAAGTGCTCCCACTTCTCCAGCTCGCCGCCCCAGGTATCCCTCGCCACCCGCAGAGGCGCGATCACAAGCACCTTACGGATATCAAAATAGTCAAACAGAAGCTCCCACACCGCCGTCAGCGTGATCACCGTCTTCCCAAGCCCGCAGTCCAAAAAAAGCGCGCCCACCTTCTCCCTGATGATAAACTCCTTCGCATACTCCTGATACTCATGCGGAACATATCTCATCCAGCACACCTCCAATCTGCTCCAGGCTGTCTATCACATAAACCGGAAAGCCCAGGCCTTCCAGCTGCCGCTTCCTCTTCTCCTGCAGCGGCCTTGTCTTCTTCCCAGGAGCCTTCAACTCCACAAAGGCAATCTTCCTCCCCGGTAATAAGACAATCCGGTCCGGCACCCCATCCAAGCCGGGAGAAACGAACTTCACCGCCATGCCTCCCAGCTTTTTCACCGATACGGCCAGATGCCGTTCAATCTCACACTCCCTCATCCAGACACCTCCGTCCTGTCCTTAATCCGACCCGGAACATGGATACAAAAAATCCCTTATACCTTATACGTGTATATAACACGTACATATATGCTTCTTTTTCTTATTACCCATACCCCACTAAGAGATTCTTGTCCCCTTGTTCCAGACCACCCCGCAACCCTTGATTTTACGGAATCCCCAGTACGGGAACTATCGTCAGAACAGACTCTCTCTTGTTCCGCTCGTTCCGTTCCGCCTTGTTCCCATACAGGCAGACTTGTTCCGTCTATTTCCCGTCTTGTTCCCGCACATATGCCCGTTGTTTCCCATAAATCGGGAACCCGGACATCCCGTTCTTCGTCTCCGTATATTTTCCCCATCCCTCAATCTTCCGCATGATGCCGCTGATCTCATAGGAATCTATCTTTTTCAAGGCAGAGGACTCCCGCCCGAAGCACTCGCACCAGATCTCCATGTTGCACACCATCATCCGGCGCATCGTCCCCGTCTGCCGTTCCTCCCCAAACTCGCTGCCGTTCAAAAAATTCCTCCGGTCATATAAACTCATAGAGCCCCAGTTCTCCGGCAGGAGCGTGTCAAGGTACGTCCGCACCAGCCCTTCCCGGTCATCCGTCTCCATAGCCTCCGCCTGCTGGGATACAGCCATGGCCGCAACGTCCCCTTCCAGGTACAGCCGCTCCCCGTTCTCATAGACGGTCTTTGCCTCCGCCCATATCTGTAGCACGTCCTCCCCGGAAATCTGCCAGGGCTTTCTCACGCTCTCCCCGTTCACCCTCACCGGCCAGAAACGCCGGTTCCCGGTAATGTCACGCAGGAAGCCGCTCTCCGTATTCGTGCTCCCCACAATCACGCACTGCCTTGGGTGGCTCTCCACGTTCAGCCCATAGCTGGCGCGGTACTTGTCATCCACCCTGGAAAGAAAAGACTTCACCGTCTCCACGTCCGTCTTCTTCATCCCGGCAAGCTCCCCTAATTCCAGAATCCAATACCCCTGCAGCTTCTCCGGTCCGGACTTATCCCGCATGTCCGTAAGCGTCAGGCTGTCCGAAAACCACGCCCCTGCCAGTTTTGCAAAAAGTGTGGACTTCCCAATCCCCTGCGGGCCGTTCAGGATAAGCACACTGTCAAACTTCGTCCCCGGCTGGTAGATCCTAGCCACAGCCGCTGCCAGCGTCTTCCGGATGACCGCCTTTGTATATGCGGAATCCTCCGCCCCCAGATAGTCCGTCAACAGCGTGTCGATTCGCTTCACCCCGTCCCATACCGGCAAAGCATCCAGATACTCCTTCACTGGATGGTATGCCCGCTCCGATGCCACAGCCAGTAAGGCATCCTTCGTCTTTGCGGGCGCATACACCCCGTAACCCTTATTCAGATAAACTTTCAAAGACGCAAAATCCGAATCATTCCATCCCAGCTTGATCTGCTTCCAGGGCAGGCTCTCCCCAGCATCAATCCCGTCCCGGTGCAGATTAAAAGCGATGGATCGCAAACCCTCATCATGCCGGATTGCCAGCACCAGATTGTCCAGCGTGTCCTTCACCTTCCCCTGCCGGTCCAGTTCCAGCCCCTTGCGCCAGTCATCTTCCGAAGAAAACTCCTTCCGGGCAGACTGCGCCCTGTCCTCTGCCAGCGTCAGCTTCACCTTTTCGTCACTGACCGCAAACTCGCTCATTGCCTTAAAGGACAGCAACTTAGAAGCCTCCATATCCTCCGGAGCCCTCACGTCCAGCTCCCCAAACTTATGGATACGCACCATGTCAAAAGCGTTCATCAGCTTCCCGCAGGCCGGGTCCGTGGCATGATGGGAATAGGCAAACTTCCCCTCATAAACCACCACCCCCGCCTGGGAATCCGCCGGGATATAATCATACCGCCCCTGCATGGCGCTCGGCTTATACACGTCCGCCAGGAACACCTCCGCCGCTTCCTCTATGCTGTACGTCCGGCAGAACGCCCCGACCACGCCCTCCTTTTCAAGCGGGTCCGCCTGCTTCTTCATCTCCCGCAGCACCACCGCCTGCTGCCGCCCGCTCACCGGCCACTCCGAAGAATCCCGCCAGTCCTTATACCTGGAGAGCACCGTGTCCGGGTCCAGGACCTCCCCCTCGATATCCCGGAACACAAACTCCCCGTCCGCAGACGTGGACGGCCAGTACATCAGGCGGGACGGCTCATAAGTGGTATCGTCAAACAGCTCCATGCCGATGTCCTCAGCCACCTTCCGCGCCACCGCCGCGTACTCGTCCGGCGACACATTCCTGGACAGCGGGATCACCAGCTGGAACCTGGGACTCTCCGGCGTATGCTTATGCGTGGAATAGATCAGGCACCGGAAATCAAAGAACATCTCCATCCGCTCCGGGATATCCGCCTCGGCATGGTCCATATCCAGCGTCAGGGCAGACCGGAACACCACACAGTCCTTCTTCCGCCTGCCGCCCCTCAACTTCCCCATCACAAAGCCGCCCACGTCCTTGATGGAATCCTGCCTCGCCTTGGACAGCTTCCGGTACTGCTCCACCGTCTCCGCCGTCCGTATCGTCCGGGAAATACGCCAGACAAAATCCTCCAGCTCCATCTCCCCGCCGTTCCACCGCTTCTCCATCCTCGAATTGCCCGTTGAAATATATAATTTCATACACTCATACCCCCTGTTCCGCTTCCTGCACCATTCCCGTACCCCATGAAAACGTCCTCCTACTGTTTTTGATAAAACGGGCACTCATACCCGTCCGCCCGCAGCGGCAGCCCCTCCGCCCACACAGGCCGAACCGCCATCACCTCACACATATCTTCCACGGAACCCATGCCCTCCGGCACCTCCGCAATGATCTCATCATGGCAGTGCATCACAATGGGATAGCCCCTCTTCTCCACCCGGAGCATGGCTTCCGCCAGTAGGTCCCTGGCCGTCCCCTGCACGATATTCTCCACCAGCTTCGGCCCGTAGGTCTCAATCCGGCCCCACTTCTTATTTTCCAGAATCCCCTCATAAGTCAGACCCTCCCGCCCGAACTTATTCACCGCCATCCTGGGTTTCACATACGCCAGCTTCCTGCCGGACGGCAGCATGACAAACAGAATCCCGCTCCGATACTCAAACCCAATCCTGCCTGCCCGTGTCTTCGCCCTCTTCATCACAGCCTCCACAGCCGCCTTATCCACGTCCCACCAGAACTGCGTGATATGCGGGTTCGCCCTGCGCCATGCAGCCACCAGGGACGGCAGATCATCCTCGGACAGCCCCATATCCAGCGCACCCATGGAAATCAGCGCCCCCGCCGCCCCGCCATACCCCAGGCCAAGCTCCGCAATCTTCCCCTTCTGCCGAAGAGTGGAACCCTTTGTCACTTCCTCAATCGGAACATGGAACATAGCCGCCGCAGAAGCCTCATAAATCTTCCCGTGGGAAGAAAACACCTCCAGCCGCCACGTCTCCCCCGCAAGCCACGCCAGCACCCGCGCCTCAATCGCAGAAAAATCCGCCACCACAAACCGGCACCCCGCCTCCGGCACAAACGCCGTCCGTATCAGCTCCGAAAGCACCTCCGGCGTGGAACCGTAAAACATCTCCACATCCTCAAACCTGCCCTCTTTCACAAGCTTTCTCGCCAGCTCCAGATCCGGCAGATGGTTCTGCGGGAGATTCTGCACCTGCACCAGCCTCCCGGCCCACCGCCCGGTCCGGTTCGCCCCGTAAAACTGCAGCAGACCATGCACCCGCCCGTCCGAACACACAGACCGCTCCATGGCCTCATACTTCTTCACGGAAGTCTTCGCCATCAGAAGCCGCAGCCGCAGAAGCTCCTCCACCTCCCCGTCCGCCCCCTTGATCAGCTCCGCCACCGCCTTCTTGGATAGGCTCTCCGCCTCCATCCCGTTCTCCCCCAGCCAGCCCTTCAACTGGGCCACGGAATTGGGATTTTCAAGCCCCGTCAGCTCATACGCCCGCTTCGTCACAACCTCCTTATGCAGACGCTCACACTTTACTGCCTGCCGCACCAGTCCCATATCCACCAGCACGCCCCGGTCATTGATCCTCTGGTCCAGCCGGTACAGCTCCATCTCGCCCTCCGGAACCGGGAACTTATACAGCTTCCTCCGTATGGCTTTCTCCACATCCACGTCCCTCATACAGTAAGCCTTGAACAGCTCCCACTTCTCCGGCGCATGGCATGGCAGGTTCCGCCTCCTGCCGCCGTTGGCTTTCGTCGGCTTACACGGCACACAGAAATACCGGATCAGCTCCTTCCCCTCCCTCATCTTCTGCTCGTCCAGTCCCAGCACCGCACCCACGTCCTCCAGGGACCGAGGCAACGCCAGCACCGCCGCCTGGACCGCGCTGCAGTGCCAGGAATCCGGCGGAAGATACCTCCCGAAATGCTTAGAAAGGCACGTCCGCTCAAAATTCGCATTGAACGCCGTCTTCACCACAGAGCCGTCAAAAACCGCCTCCACAACTTCCTCCGGCAGTTCCTCCCCCTGCGCCAGATCTATCACCCTGGTTTCCCCTCCGTCAAAGGAATAGGCAAACAGCAGGATTTCAAAAGCAGGGCTGTCCGCATAAGCGTAAACCCCGCACTTTATCAAATCCACATCACTGAACGTCTCAATATCAATCCCTAAAATCCGTCCCATAACACCACGGCTCCCTTCCTCCTGTAATTCTCCCCAGCGGGAAACGGGCGGCAGTCCCCCGCCGCCCCCACAAATCTATCCCAGGAAATCTTCCTCGTCATCCACTTCCACCGCGTCAAAATCATCCTCAGCGTTCGTCCTGCCGCCCAAAGATTCCCCGTCCCGCAGCTTCTGGATATTCCCCAGCCCCGCCGCAATCCCACGGTTCCCGTTGCTGTTGAACCCGTAAAAATTCACACTGATCCGCCCATAACACCCGGAATACACCTCCGACTGGTCCAGAATCGGCTGCACGTTCCTGTCCACCACCTGCGGTGCCTGCTTACTGTTGGCATTAAAGAAATAACTGTCCGCATAAGCCTCATCCTCCGGCCGGTCAATATCCCCGTCCCGCAGCGGCAGCTTCAAATTCGCCGGGATCTTCCCGCCCCACTTGGAAACCGAATCCTTCTTCGCCTGCTCAATCGCCCTCTGAATCTTCCCGATCGTCTCCGTGTCCGACTTCGGAATGATAGCCGACACCGAATACTTCGGGTCCCCGTCATTCACCGCATTCGGCTCCCAGCAGTGCAGATAAGAAAATCTGCAAGGTACAATCACTTTTGTCAAACTTACATTTTCGTTACTCATAAATTCATTCCTCCTTAAAATCCGCCTCCGCCGTCGCCGCCAACACTTCCTGCCTCTTATCCGACTCCGGCACCAGCGTAATCTTCCCCTAGGGCTTATACACCAGCTTCCCAAGGACCTCCGCAAACCTCTTCTTACCCATCAGCTTCTCCATCTCCGTAATCCCAATCAGCGACCTCTTATAAATATCCGCATACCCGGCAGCCACAGCCGCCTCCGCCGCCTCTTCCTCATCCGTATACTTCCGGCAGCTCCGGCCCTCCACCAGCTTGAACCCGGCCCACTTCTTCCCCTTGGACACAGCCTCGTCCTGGGCATAGGCATACACATCCGCAGACCACCTGGCCAACTCGTCCGCTACCTTCAAGACCTCCGCCACCTCGTCATCCGTCAAAAGCGCCGGAGCCCTAAACTCCATCTGCGCCAGCCCCAAAAACTCCTCCGCCCTGGCCCTGCAGGTATTCTTCGCCTTACAGAACCGGCACCAGGAACCACTCCGAAACTCCCCCTCGCCTGCAATGGCAAGGGCAGCCCTGGGCTTCAATTCTTTATTCACCCACTCCATCAGGTCAGATACGGAAATCTCCCAGGTACTCACCGATTCCAGCCGCGGCTGATAAATAGCCATACGCACCGTATCAATATCATAGATAGCCCCGAACAGCTCCAGCGCCCCCAGGCCATACAGCATCATCTGCGGGTTCCGCTCCGCCTCCACGGCAACGCCCTTCCCGTACTTCAAATCAACCACCGTCAGCACCCGGTCCGCCACGATCAGCAGGTCCCCCGTGCCGAACCCCTCCGGCACATAGGCCGAATAATCCAGCCGCTGCTCGATCAGCACCACCGGGTCCTTACACTCCTGCCTGGCAAGCTCCACCTGCTCCATGGCATAGGACACATACCCGTCCGTGCATTCCTCCATCTCGTCACACTGGTAATCCGACACCGGACGCTTAGAACGCCGTTTCAGGCTCCGTTTCAGCTTATGCTCCGCCAGGGCATGGGCGGCAGTCCCTTCCTCCGCATACACGCTGTCCCCCGTCTCTTCCGCAAACTGCTCTTCCAGCCGCGCGGACGGCGTACAGTTCAGCCACCTCCTGGAAGAAGACGCCGACAATAACGCATGTCTCCCCATATCAAAGCACCTTCGCTTCCTTCAAAAGCGCCGGGTAATGCTCCGGGCTCACCGCAGACGGCTTCACCGCACCATACTTCTGCAACAAATCTTTAATCTCCTGTGATTTCCCCTCCTGGGTCTTCTGCGCCATCACCGCCCGCACGTCCTCAATGGCGACAGCCTTCTCCTTTTTAATATCCGCCGCCTTCTTATCCTCTTTCCCGGACTTCTGCCCTTTCCCGGCATCCGAAGCGCCAGCCGCCCCAGAATCCGCTTCCGCATTCCCGTTCGTATCCACGGCTCCTGCGCTCTCCGGCACAGCCGCATCCTTCTCCGCCATATCAGCAGCACCATTCCACTCCATACCGGCAAGCCCTCTGATCCCGTCCGCCACCATGGAAAACCCGTCCGCAATCTTCAACAATTCATTTCCCATCATCACAATCCCTCCATATCTTCCAAACGCTCTATCAGTTCCTCGGAATACATAGCGCACACCAGCAGCTCCTTCCCGATCTCCGGATGGCTGAAATACTGTGCCTTCTCCCCGTACATCTTCCGTACCTTCATTTCCATAAGCCTGCGCCGCTCGCCCTTCTCGAACCCGAACACCCATATCCCGTCCGCTTTCTCCATCAGGCGGGAGACCAGGATGCCCTCCACCGCGCTCCCAAGTTCATCCTTGAAAATGCCGTGGAAACACAAAAACGGGCTCACCGGTATCTTCCCCTTATGGGCCGCATACCGGCAGTATTCCTCCGCCCTCTGCCGGTCCAGTTCCTCACTCCCCGTCAGATGCATCAGCACCAGCACCATCTCCATACGCGCCGCCTCCTTCCAGTTCTTCCGGCTCCATGAACCGCACCCCGATCCCCTGCTCCACGGCAAAAGCAATCTCCGAAGCCATCCCTTCCGTGGCCTCCCCGAACACCCACACCTCGTCACAGAAAAGGAGCAGTTCCAGCCCCATGGCAAGCCCCGCCTGCCGCTCCGCCTCGATCCCCTCATTCAGAAACTGCGGAAACAACAGATGCGGCGCAACAGGCAGAACCCCTTTTTCCCAGGCCGTCCGGCAGTACCCGGCCGCCTTCCTCGCATTCCCCTCCATGTCCCCACGGAAAGGGCTGCAGATAAACACCTTCTTACACATCACCACTTCCATCCTTTCTTTGCTTTCCGTCTTCCGGCCACTGCCGCCATACCGGCTTCATACGCCTGGACACTTTTCTCAATCTGCATCAGCTTCACTGCCAGACTCTTTGCGACAATGCTGATTGCCTGCAGGATACCAATAAGCTCCTGCGTATTCTCTCTTTCCATAGGCTCCATTCCTCCTTTCCGGGGCTGTCGCATCTATCCCCTTCACTGCCGTAATGACACTTTTTTTTAAATAGGCAACGAAATCACAAAACTTTTTAAAAAACCATTCGACATAAACAAAAAATATTGTCGAATACCCGGATATCACACGTCTATCCCCCGCTCCCGGAAGAAGCGGCGCAGTTTCTCCAGTACCTTATTCTTACGAAAATCCAGCGTCCGCCGGTTCTTCCCGCTGACCTTTGCATACTCATAAACACTCATTTCTTCCCCAAATACCTTCTCCGCTATCTCCCTTTCTTCCGGCAGCAGGTCATCCAATGCGTCTTTTAATACACCCAGCAGCATCCTCTTCTCCGCCAGTTCCTCCGTATCCTCCGCAAAAAGCTCATCCCTCATATCGTTCTCCTTCCATTCCTCATAAGACTCTTCCGTATACCCTTTTTCCTCCATCGCCTCCCGGTTCCTCTGCTCCCTCTTCTTCTGCCGCCACCACGGGCGGAAATACCTCTGGTACTCTTCCTCCGTAACCTCCATACTGACTCCCTCGTTCCCTGACCTGATGGTAATGATCCTCTTTTCAGACATAAAGCGTTCCTTTCTTTACGCCTTCGTAAAGCCAGAAACGCCGGAAGCTCTATATGGGACATTACCGTAAAACCAAAAAAAGGCCGGAGTAAGCTACTTGATTCCTAGCTTTACTCCGGCCATTCGGTGACTCGACACTATGCGGTCCCACTCGCTCGGTCGTAAAAATACATTCAGTTCTTCAACCCTGCACGGGCTGGCAGCACAATCCTCACAATCTTCCTGCAGTGCGGACACCGCAGTTCAAAAGCAACCTCATATGCCCGGTCCCGCTTCACGTCCAGGAGCCTCCTGTCACAAAGCGGACATACCTTCGTTTCTCCCACGCCGCCTCCTTCCTGCCACTGCGCAGGTACAGCGGCACGGCATCCATGCCATAATTTTCCATGCATAATCCAAGTATTCCCCATTCCCGGCAGGATAATCACCGAAGTACAAAAAAGGACAGCCCCCGCACCTTCGCAGAAGCCGTCCCGCCTATGTACCTATTTCTTATCTTTCTCTTCCTTCTTACTCTTTGGTTCCCAGTATACCGTAACAATATGATTGCAGTTCGGGCACCTGGTACGTGCCTCCACTGGCTCCGGGGATTCCGTGCGGATATCCATGATACGCTTTCCGCACCTTGGGCATTTCAGTCTCTCCATTCATGTCCACCTCCTCGTATACAGCCCCGGTTCCTGGCTGCCGGGGCTCTAACCTGGCGATTGTCTCATTGTCTACCTCCTGTCAAATTTCTATCAACACTTTCC